TTGGCTAAAATTCAGCAGGAGTACCCCAGCGAACCCGAACATTGTTGGTTGCGCAAGTCAGGTGGTTTACTACCCCTGCAAATGATAAACGATTGGATAAAGGAAATACGTGGGCATAAAACCTATAACCCACGAACAGGTGATTTATCGAGCATAGAAATCGGTAATCTCAAGTGGCGGAACGGGCGTTTCGGTGGTGAGGTGGAATGGTATCCTACGGAGAAGGGTGTTATCAGGATATTGCAGCATCCTGTCGATAACTTGGAAATGTATAAGAACCTGTATGTTGGCGGCGTTGACCCCTACACCAAAGAGGCTACGGTGGAAACCGATAGTATGGGTGCGTGTTACATCTATAAGCGGTTACTGGGTAGTGGCGTGGATAGCGGTATGTTTGTGGCGGAATACATTGACAGGCCGCAAGGGGTAATCAGGGAAGCGGGAAAAAGTTTTACAGGTAAGCAGATATTCTACAATAACCTGTATAAGTTGTGCGTCTATTACGGCTGCAAGATACTTGTCGAGGATACCGATAGCGAGTTATTCTCTTGGTTTAGGGAGAACACCGCTACCCGTGTTTTGGCTTACCGCCCGATGAATGTGATAAACGCTAAGACAAGTCAGCAGAATAAATACGGGGTAACTCCGAGCGAAGCCACGATTACCGTGCAGACGGGTTTATTGGATAAATGTATTCAGTCGGGGGTAGATAAGATTTTCTTCACCCGCTTGTTAATGGACTTGAAGGGTTGGGGTGCTAAGAACACGGATAACGCTATGGCTGCGGCTTATGCGCTTATGTATGACGAGGATTTAAACTTAAAGCGTCAGGCGGCACGGGAGGAAAGGCGTGACCAAATACAGGTGAGTAATGTCGGCGGGGCTGAATTTATCCGTGATGAATACGGCAGGCTCGTGGAGTTGAAAACTATTTTCCACACCTTGCGTAAAAATTACGGCGGATAATTTGGAAATGTCGGATTGTCACCGTATCTTTGGGTTTATAATTATTATTGATATGAAAAAATACTGTTTAGGATTTATGTTTAATGAAAAGCATACAGATGTGCTTTTGATTAACAAGGAACGCCCAGAATGGCAAAAAGGACTTATTAACGGAATTGGAGGCAAATTAGAGGAAGGCGAAAATAGCATATCGGCTATGGTGAGAGAATTTAGAGAGGAAACGGGAATAGATAGCAACGAAAGCGATTGGCGTTATGTGGTGACTATGTATAGATATGATTGGGAAGTAGACGTATATACAACTACTTCTGACATGATTTTCTATGCACAAGATAAGACAGACGAATCTACCGTTGTTTTACCACTTGGCGAACTTGATGGCTTTCCATTAATTTCAAACCTATATTGGTTGTTACCAATGTGTCTTGATAAAGTTGATTATAATATAAAACGTGTAGGGCATATCTAACCAGCCACTAATAATAAAACGGGTATGAAACAGATAATACAAAAACTCAAAACACAAATTAAGATTGCAAACTTTCTTGAAAGCGAGGATATTATTTTAACCACATCCGAAGGCCGAAAGATTGTTGATGTGTTGGAGAAGTCCCAATGGATAAGCGTGGATGACAGGCTGCCTGAAAACGAAAATAATGTTTTAGCCGTGCTTGACGGTCAAACATGCATCATGTCTTACTTTGACTTTCAGGAGAACGGAGAAACATTTAAGGTTTGGGGATATGTGTATGACGGCATTAACGGAGATGGCGAATATGACGACAATTATAACCCAACCCATTGGCAACCGTTACCAACTTTCACAAAATCGGATGAGCCTTTATCACAATAAAGTGTGATTTATCACTCATTAACCCCGATTATACCCGATAACGCATGATTTCTCCTATTTTAATGTGATTTATACCCAAACAGGTATAAGCCCCGTGTTTTCGGGTGTTTATTATCTTAGCGGCAAAATCATGTTGTGTCAGATAATTTAAGACCAATAGGGGCAAAGCCCCGTCAGAACATACCAGAGTCGCAGAAAAACGAGGATTGGTATAAGCGTAACGTCATGTATTACTTGGGGTTGTTTTCGGGACAGTCCAATACAGCGCAGCGTAGGCTCATGGAGAGAAACTACGCAATCTATTCGGGAAACCTTGATACCGCAGAGTTTAACTACCTGCTTTATCCCGAAGGAACGGTTGACCCTACGCTTACCGTTCAGGCGATTTTCAAAAACTACCAATTAGCACAGCCGCTTATTCAAAGCCGCATCAATCAGTTCTTAGGCACGAAGCTATCGTTTTCAGTTGATATAGTCAACCGTGAGGCGGTTTTAGCCAAAGAGGAGCGCAAAGCCGCTATTATGGCGGAAAAGGTGGCAAAAGATTGTCGCACAAATGGCGAGAGAAACGGGTATCGAAATTCCCGTAGAGGAACAATCGCTTGCCCTGCCTGACGATATTAAGCGTTTACAGCAAATGCCTATCCGTGAAGTGGCGGAGGATAGCATACTCAATGGATTACATTATTGCAGCAGTAGGTATAACTACAAAGAAACATTCCGCAAGGGATTGGAGAGCCTGTTGCTGTATAACGCCGTGATGTTCCGCAACAGGCGGATAAACAATGACCCTGTTCCCGAATTGGAGAACCCGCTGGACACCGCAGTTTTCATGCAGACAGACGATGATAACGTGGCATGGGGTGACGGCGGCATTACCGTTAAGTGGATGAGCATATCCGATATTATGGATAGCTATGAACTTGACGATAAGCAAATTGACCGTTTAGAGCAATTAGTCAATACTTCGCCGAGTGAGATACAGCAGATATTGTGGAATAACGGCAGGGGTTGGTATAACGGCTACGGGATAAATGATTTTTACCGAAACATAGGTCAGGATAACGCCAAAGTGCTTGTAGCAGAAGCCGAGTGGCGGAGCATATCTTCATTCTACGTTAAGAAAAGCAAGAACCTGTATAGCGATGACAGCTACTTCTACAAGAAGATTAGCGAGGAACAGTATGCGGAATTAAGCAAAAAGGAAAAGGCTACATACCGCCGTATCAAATTCACGGATTTACGTCAGGCTACGTTAATCGGGCATGACATGGTTATATCTCACGGCAGGGTTCGTTTTCAGACCCGCAGGGAGGATATAGGCTACGGCAGAACACCGCTGCAACTTTGTGGCGTGAAGAAAAACCCGCTGATGGCGGTAATGACTATTTTAGCGCCGCTGCAATTAGAATACAGTATCGCGTGGTTTCACGTGGAACGTCTGCTCGGTCAGGCGGGGGGCAAGATGATTGAATTGTGGCTACACAATAAACCGAGCGGCTGGACAAATGAGAAATGGATTTTCTACGCTAAGAACAAGGGTATTAATATCCGTGAGTATAAGGAGGGTGACGAGTTAAAGCCTAATCCGAGTATGTCGCAAGGCGTGGATTTAGGCATGAGTTCGAGTATGCAATACTTGGTACAGTATATCCTGCTTATCGAACAAACCGCACAGAAGCTAATCGGCACAAACGCAGCGGCTCAAGGCTCGCTTACGGGTAATGAGGCTGTCGGCGTAACACAGGCTAATTTGGTGCAGGCGCAGAACATGGCTGTCGGTATCTACTACGATTTAAGTCGTGCTATCGAGCAGCAGTTAAACGATGCGGCGGCTAAGATTAAAATGTGGTGGAAAGACGGGGAGACAAAAGTTTGGCAGACCGAAGGTGAGTTAATCAGCATGACCGTATTGGGTGACGTATCGAATTACGATTACGGTGTTTTCGTGCAGAACAACGCTATTGACGAGCAGAAGATGATGAAGTACGAGGCTCTCGCCAATCAGGCACTTGCAAGTGGAGGCGCTGAATATATAGACTTTATCATGGAAATGGTGGATGCTGAAAACAGTATCGAAGCTAAGAGCATCGTGAAGAAGGGCATGGAGGCGATTAGGCAACGTGCATACGAAATGCAGCAGCAACAGCAGCAGATACAAGCCGCAGCCGTTCAAGCGCAAGAGCAAGCTAATGCGCTGAAAGGTGAGGAGTTAAAGGTGAAGGCGGCTACCCCTGTGCAGGTGGCGCAACTTAACAACGAAACTAAGTTGAAAGTCAAGGAAATGGAGATACGCCACGATGAGAATAAGAGCGAGATAGAAAACACCTATGACAATGAAAAACTTGCTTTCGATGCTTTAAGAGAAAAAAATAACACAGGCAAAGGGTAAAACACGGGGTTTTTTACGTAAGCGATTACCTTTGCTTAACAAATTATTCTGAATATGGCTTTAGATGACAAACAGGCGCAAGCCTTAATTGATGCCGCTATGGGTGGCAACGGTGAACAAACGGAAGAAGGTGCTGCTGCGGGTAATCCTGCTGGCGGTGCTGATGATAAAGACGAAAGTTCTTTGTACGATTGGTCGGACACTTTTGGAGATGATGATGATGGCGGTGGCGAGGCTGCCGCTGCGGAGGAAAAACAGGAGAAACAAGAACCTGAAAAGAAACCTGATGCCTCCGATAAAAAGGAATGGTGGCAAGAGGCTGCCGCAGAGATGGGGTTGGAAGCAAGTAGCAAAGAGGACTTCATCGAAAAGACAAAACCTCGTGAGGTGTATGTCAACGATAAAGACCCTGTGGTGCGCCGCTTAAAATCCTATACATCTATGGATGACGAGGCTCTGGTTCGTGAGGACAAGAAGGCAAGCGGTTGGGAGGCTTCAAAGATTGACCGATACATAGAAAAGAATAAAGACAATTTGGAGTTTATGGCCGAAGATATTCGGGCAACTCTAAATCAAAAGATAAACGAACATTCACAGCAGCAGGAGATGGCTGCCCGTGATGCGCAGGCTAAACAGGCTGCTGTTCGCGACAAACTAAACCAAGAGGTTAAAAACCATTTGTCAAAGACACAGGAGGTTTTGGGCTTCAAGGTTGGGAAAGATGATGCTGCCACAACAAAGTGGCGTGCAGGCATGGAAAAGTATCTAACGGGTGGTGGCGTATTCAAGGAGATTGATGCCATAGTCAAGGACGCATCCGAAGGTAAGCCTGAACGCCTCGTGGAATTAGCACAGTTCCTCAAGGGTCGTGACGGTATCTTGAAGGGCTTAATGCAGAAGGGGCGTAGTCAAGAGGCTGAAAAGTTCTTACGTGACCTTGAGAATAGCGGTGGTGACACCACTAAAAAAGGTGAGCGTGTAGAAACAGGCAAGGAGAAAAATCTTGATGCGTGGGTTGTTTAATTCCATAACAATAAACAAAACAAAAACAAACAATGGCAACATTTGATTTGCAATATCGTTCAGGCACGTTTGACCCGTCCAAGTGTTTGACCGAGAACAACTTAATTCAGAACGCTAACTTGCGTCCTGATATTTACCCTACCCTGATTAAAAAGGACAGAGGTTACACCCTTGAGTTCCTTTCTGAAATTTTGGGTGAGAGCGGTAAAGGCATCCGTGAGGTAAACCAAAGAACTTACGAATGGGCTGTGCAGGGTCGTCCTGTTAAACCTATCACGTTCAAAGGTTACGTTTCAGGAACAGGTGCTTCCGATGGCTTGGTAATCGCTACTTCACAGCAGAACTACGCCAACCTGTACGACATGATTAAAACCGAAGGTGGTTACAAACTGATTGTAGTGGCTAAACCCACTAAGACAGCAAGTGGCTACACTTACAAATTCAAATCTGCGGGCAGCGTAAGCGTTCCTTCAAGCGAATTTGCTAACGGCAAACGTGCGGGTATTATCGGTCAAGTTTTCCCTGATGGCTCAAAAGAAGGCTACGGAAACGTAACAGGGCTTGACTGGTATCAAAACTACACCACTATTACCCGTAAAGGTATTAGTGTTGACAACAGCCTTTTAACTGCCGTGACTTGGGTTACTAACCCTGTTGATGGTTCACAGTATTGGTACTTCGATTACGAAGCGCAATTACTCGAACAGATGCAATGGCAGAAAGAGCAGCAAAAATGGTTTGGCGTAAAAACTACTGCCGACTTTGGTGATACTTGGAATACCGATGAGGAAGATAATTCCTTGATTGCGGGTGCGGGCTTCATCGAGCAGGTGCAAGGTGCTAACGCCGATACCTATATTCCGGGTGTGGATAACTACGTAGACAAAATCAAGGCACGTATCAACGACCTGATTTTGTATGGTGGTGCAAGCGTTTACGATAACATTACCTGTCACACAGGTTCAGTAGGTGGTGCGGATGTGTTTGACGCGGGTATGCGTTCAGACTTTAAGGAAGGTTACAAGACTATCTTCCAAACGCACAACAAGACTATTGACGTAGGTGAGGTTTTCCCAACTTATATGTATAAGGGTAAGAAAATCACGCTGATGCCAAACAACCTGTTCATCGACCCTGAAATCCACGTAGGTACTTCTATTCAAGGTTTACCTGCCGAAGCGTATAACATGTATTTCATTCCTGTTTACAAGCAAGGTGAGCAGAATATCGACATGTTCTACCGTAAGAGCATGACAGGCAACCGCCGCTTTATCTCTAAGAAGATTGCGGGTATGGAAAGCCCTTATCCGGGTTCTCCTGAATGGGTTGCGTCAGGCTTCGATGGTTTCAAGCATGAGATGTTATCTGAATGGACATTAGCGGTTAAACGCCCATTTGAAACAGCGCAGTTGATTGCAACAGCGTCTTAATAAGTAATAGAAGGGACGGCGGGGTTCGCCCTGCCTCCCACCTTTATCTAATAAAAAATATGTGAATTTATGGCAAAGAATAATAAGGCTGCTACGCCTCAAAAAGTAGATGAAGTTCTTGTAGAGATTAGGAAGTCTCGTAACGTTAGACATAACGCCCCGATAGTTTTTGACGGGTATTTGCGTGAGGATGGCGTTCCCCGTAAGATGCGCTTTGAAGAAGGGAGTTCGGAGGCTAAGGTGTATGGCTTAAACACCCGCCCGCTTCGAGTGGATGACAACGGTGTGACGCTTAACTTAGCAAGGCCGTGGGATAAGCTGCAATACGATATTGCGGTGGAAATGCGTGACAAGGGTGTGTTTCCTTTTCAGCCTTCGAGTGTCTTGGTTGACATTATCGAGCCTGAAATCGAGGATGCACATGCAGAGGAGAAATTCAACCGCAAGTATCAGGCGATGAAGATTATCAACGAGGAGTTACAAGACCCTAAAGATATGCGTGAGTTCGCGTATTATTTCGGGTTGGCAGAAGGTAAGGATAGCACGGTTAAGCGCAATTTGATTGACTTGGCAGATGATAGCCCCGAAACGATTTTAGACGCTTGGGGTGATGCGTTCCGACACCTGATGGTGCTGACACGAAAGGCAATAGATAAAGGGCTTATTACCTTGCGAGGTGACACGAATATCTACGTATATGGTGAAGTGCCGCTGGGCATGAATCATGCGGAGATAGTAACGGCTCTTGCAAAAGACACAACATTAACAACGCTGTTAAATAGCAAAGTGTAATGACAAACGCAGAAATGGGTGAAGCCCTTGACAGGGAGATAGACGAAAGCATTGGTTATTGGTTCAATAACGATGAAAAGTCTTATTTCCTTAACAAGGCTGTAACCCGTTTTCGTGATAAGGCTTACGAGCGTTTCGAGGTGGATGAAGAAGCCCGAAACAAGTTGAGATTGCTTGTAGTCGATAGTGCGCCCCAAGTGGGTGCGGTTTTCAGCCTGTCGGCTATCACGGATTTGACATACCCCTTGAGGTTGTATGGCAATTTCACGGTAGCTTGTGCAGGAGGTGATAATCAGACGGTGAAGCGCAGGATAACACCCGTGCAGCTTGACGATGTTTTTGAGCAAGACGCCTTTGGAACGGGGACTAATACAGACCCTAAGTACGAGGAAGTAGATAACGAATTGCGAATTAAAAGCACGACAGCGCCGAGTTCCGTAACTTTGACGTATCTGAAAGCACCGAGCGTAATCGACATTGACGCCACACCAACGGCAGAGGTGGAAATCCCCTCGCAGTTCCACAACGATATTGTGGATTTAGCACGGGACATCTGTTTGGAGAACATGAACTCCCCTCGCTACGGCACAAGCGTAAATGATACGGTTACACAAACATAACATTAACTAACAAACAAAAAAAACAAAAAAGAAATAAGATGGCACATGCTGAATCTAATTTTACCGATTACCCTTGTTACTGCCTGCCAGAGCCATATGCCTGCGTGGTAGTTAACGATAACTCTACTCCTGCCTCAATTAGTCAGGGTGTATTGAGTGTGGGTGGTTTTGAATTTCGCTACTTCGATATTGTCGATGTGGCTATTACTTGTAATGCTGACCCTGTTGCACAGGTAGTTCACGCACAGCCGTCAGGCTTTACTGTGGGTACTTGCTGCGGAGAGTCTGCGACTTACGAGTTACAGCTTTTATCCAACACTTGTGACGGCGACCCTAATCGCAGCACATACAATATCACTTACAACACCGATGTAACTGCGGCTGAAATTGTGGCTGACTTTGTTGCGGCTATCAATGCTGATGCTGCGGCTTTCGTTACAGCTTCTACAAGCGGTAATAATATCGTGTTGACTGCTGATACTGCTGGTTGTGCGTTTAGCGTGGTGTTTGCGACTGATAACTTCATCGTGACTACCATTACCGCCAATGTTTCGCCTTTCGGTGAGGCTTCGCAGGTAACGGCTTCGGGCTGCACACCGCTTACAAGTTCTACCGATTACCATGCGATTGACTTCTTAGTTCGTGACTTCGAGGACACTACAAATGGTTGCGATAACTGTAAGCAGGTTTGCGAGCACCTGTACCGTGTGTGGGTTATTGACTCTGGCGCTGGTGATAGCTTTATCACAAGTGTTTCTGATTTGACCGATGGCACGGCATCAGCGAGTTCATATTTGAGCCTCACAGGTACGCTCGTTTGCAGCTAACCGTTTAGGTTTAATTAATAGTGATTTGTATAGCCGACATCTCTTTTAAGGGGTGTCGGTTTTTTATTTCACAACATATAAAGAAAATCCCTGTTTTCTATACTTATGGCAACGATATATTAAATGGGCGTAAAAGTTAAAGACTACGGGCGTTTGGGCGTTTCATAGCCCTTATTTGTCCTTCTTAGGGGCTTTATTTGCCTTCTTGAATGAAGCCTTAATAACATCCTCAAAACTGCCATTTATAGACAATTTTTTTTCGTAGGTGCTTTTGCGCTCCTTCTTAGTGGTACGGGGTTTTGACGTCTTGCCCATATTGCAAATTTACTAAAAATAATCCACAAAGGTTGAAAAAAATGTATTCAAGCCAAACGGGTTTTCGGGGGTGAATGTTAAAGTGTACGATAAATTCGCAGCCGTTAAAGTTGGAGGGTTTATGGAAACGATTACAGCAAAACGGGTAATACTTACCTCTTTGCAGCAAGCAAGGACAAAAGAACAGGATGCTATACTGAAACTCAAAAGGCAGATAGTAGATAGAGAGCGTACTATTGACGTGCTGAATGTAGAAATAAAGCGTATGGAGTTTATTATCGAACAGGATGGGGATAATGCCAACCCTATACCCGAACAGTACAAACGTTCCCTAACATGGGCGGATAAGATAGCCTATGCCCTTGTCAGGTTTCCTGATGGGCTGACTACGGGGCAAATAGCTAAGGAATTAAGGGCTTTGGATGATGACCTGTTAATCTGGGATAACCCAGACCTTGCAGCCCGTATATCGGCTATTGTAGGGGTAAATAGGGGTGAACGGTTTGTAAGGGATGGTAAACTAATAAAACTAAAAAAGGCTGAATAAACAGCCTTCTAAAATGCTTAATAAGGGGACACCCTCTTTTCGTAATAATGTAACAATCAGATATTGCACTCCGAACATACGGAGGGGAGAAATTTACCACCCTCATAAGTTGGAATAGAATTACACCCTAAAACGAAAAGAACTCCTTGTTATTCAATCCAATGGTTGCCGCCGTTGGTATGCAATAAGGTTGCAAACAGATACAACCTGAAAGCCTGTAAATAATCCTCTCATTAAGGAGCGTTTACGGGCTATTGCCTTTTGTGGTGTAAAGATAGTATCTAAAACAAATAAAGCCCTAAATTTGGTTTTGCTAAATATATGCTATGGGAAAAAATGAAGCTCAAATAAAAACTTTGTTGGTTAAGATGCTGATTAAAAAAGCTCAACAGGCAAACCGCAAAACGTCCCCTAATTATGTAATTGATAGTAGTTTTGTTTCTATGAATAAAGGAACTGAATACGCTGTTTTGGCTTCAAACAATATACCTTCAAATTTAATTAAACAATTTGGGGATAGGGAATTGGCAAAAATTGCCTGTATTAAATACTTTAATAAATTTGAATATTATTGGACTAGCGGGTTTAACCCAGTCCCCAACGAGGATATTGAACTGGTAAAAGAAGTTTTCAAAAAAGCCTTTTTTCTATCATTTGGTGAACATATAGGCGAATGTAATACATTGTAAATTCTGATTCAGAATTGATTTCATTGCCAAATGAGTCGAATTGTATTTCGTCTATTTGATACTGATTGTCTTTTATCCAAATAAACGAGCCTTTTTTAATGCTTCTCGTTTCAAAGACAACATCCTTTAATTTTGCATTCGTATTATCTATCTCATAAAGTACTTTACCGTCACATACAATATCAAGCATCACATCATGAACCCATGCAGGAGTTGTAAGGTGTTCCATTGTTTTTTCTCAAAGTTAGGACTTTTTCCAATTTTGAACTTGACCCTCAAAATGGAATTTTCGTGTAGTTCTCTAATACTATATGAATAAAATCAGATAACTTCCTTTTATCCTTTTCTGCCAATTCTTTTAACTTCTTTTTTAATTCAGCAGAAATGCGAATTGTAACCGTTTCTTCCTTTTTCATTATATTTGTATTACATTGTAACGCATAAAGTTACATTGTCTTACAATAGTAAAATAACATTTTAAGTTAAAATGTTTATAACTTGTTGATTTTCAATGAAATAAGAATGAAAATAAATTTGGAGAAATCCTTGTTTCTAATCTAGTATCTAGATACTTTTGTATCGTTATTCAGCGTTAAAGCAGAGTAACAAAAAATGGGCGGTAACGGATTCAAACCGTTATCTGGGACTAAGCCAAAGTACCGCTTTATTCAATTAAGCTAACCGCCCAAAAACAAAATTAATATTTGCCCCTTTGCTTTACAAGTTGAGGGGCATTTTTATTTACTCACCTAGCGTTACAAAATAATGGTTTAAAAACTTGCAAAACTTGTTGGCGCAACAGGTTTTCCAGAATGCCGAAAACTTGTTATATTAATAGGTTTACCGAGCCAAAACGTAAAAACCGTAGGGGAAAACTTAATAAAAAAAAATTCAGACTTCCTGTTAAAATCCCCTATTCCGCTATCAAAAGTTTGTAAGGCAGTCTTGTATTGCCTGTTTTCTTTAGTGCGTCTGCAAAGCGTTCAGCATCTTTGATTTTACGGGTATTGTAGCGGTACTCAAACTCTGAATCCAAATTGCTAGGCATTGCAAGGCATACGATAGCTGTTGCAGCCCAAAACAAGAGGAACAACCTGTAATAGCCTAAAGGCAATGCTTTGAACGGTGCTAATAGCTTTTTAATCATAAGCAAAAAGGGTTTTGGGTGTGTTTGTTACTATTGTACTACCTTAGTGAAACAGTAAGCCGCAGGCGTATTACTCGTTGGTTAAGATAGCATACCGTAGCCCGTTAGGCATTGCCTGAACTACCTATACTACCGCCCCTCGAATATAACACGTTGTCCCTGCGGTTTACTATTTTACGCTAATCTAAGGAATACACGCATCCATTGCAAACCCCATAATATTTAGGCTATCCTAAAATATAATTTAGTTTAAAAGATATTATATGTGTTTACAGGCTTAGAAAAGACTCAATTTTAACGCTAATTCCACGCCCATTATCTATATCGTTCCCAAACTTTTTTGAGCCGTAAGGCCACACCCTGACAAAACAAAATTTTAATCAGTCTATAACCTGACAATGTTCGTGACTTCCGAACACCGTAAAAAACTGAACGGTTGTCACAAATTTTACCTATATTTGTGATATGGCCAATAGGGAGAATACGGGCGCTAATCAGTTATTGGGTACAAACCCTGTGATACCTAAAGGGGTGTTTGTATTCGACAGCAATTCGGGGCTTATGCTCGTGGGTGACGGCACTTCTACATTCCGCTCCCTGCTTAAAGGCGCTAAAAGTGCGGCTCGTGGTTCGGTGAAAGTGAATTGGGGGAATATAGGCGGCACTTTATCCGACCAGACAGACCTGCAAACCGATTTGAACGGCAAGCAGGATACCCTCGTTTCAGGCACAAATATCAAAACCGTGAACGGGAGTAGCCTATTGGGTAGCGGGAACTTGAGCATAACTTCTTCGGTGTCTAATCAGACGCTATTTATCAGAAACTTCGTGAAATGCTGATTTTATCAAATACAACCGATAACATACAGATAGTATTAGGTGGTGCGGTGACTGCCAATCAGTTGCAATGTGTCGCCTCTTGGCGGGATATTTCCTACACGCCTTCGGACAGTTTTGTTCCCGGTAGAACGGTAGTCAACTCAAATGATACCACAGATGTCAACGTAGTGGCAGCCCCCGCATCATCAACCTATCGTGTTGTGGATTTTATCAGCGTGTATAATAACGACACGGCTTCTGCTGTTGTCACGATTAAATACGATGCCAACGGAACGGAGTATGTGCTGTGGAAAGGCACGATGCTGTCCACGCAGATGTTGAGATACGTAGATGCTTCGGGTTGGACTTTAAGTGATGCGGGAGGTTCTGCGGCTGTTTTTACGCTGCCGAGCGGAAGCCCACCTTCTTCGCCTGCTGACGGGTATCTGTCTTTTTTCGTGAGTTCTTTGGCTTCGAGGCTTAATTTTTTCTACAAGAGTTCACTTGGTTTTAACCTGCCCTTGCAAGAGGCTTTGTATGAAACGCCGTTTTCAGTTTGGTTTCCTGCCGCCGCTGCGGGTACTTATCTCGGCACTAACGGTAGTAACTTAGGAACGGCTGCGGCTGTACCGCCGACGACCACGAATTTATATACGGCTATGCGCAGAAGCACATTTGCGTCTGTTGTGACTACCGCTAATCAGCAAGTGGG